GTATCCTTCTTCGCGGGCATCTTAGTGTTTGACTTAACAGAGGAAGAAGAGGCAGACATTTCTAACGCGATTGGTATGATTATTACCCTCGGCGGTCATGTAAATCATTTGAACTCACAAACGCAGGTTTGGGGCGTTTTGTGTAGGCGAGCATGCGTACCTTGGCTCCAAGGTAGTAGGCGCGGTAGGCGTCAACTGGGTTTGCGCGTTTGAATTCCTCTGGCATGGCGAGTCGGAAGGGGGTCAGTCCAGTGTTGGGTAGTTCGGGAACATTGTCGCCGAGCCATTCGAGGTGTTTTGCCGTCTTATGAACCTTGCCATAACGGTGAGTGTATTCTTCGCAGAGCCAGAAACCAAGGTGACAAAGCCACTGGTAATTAGCTTTGGATTCACGAGCCCAAAGTGCGCAAGGATGATTCGGATGGGTCTTGCGATATGCTCCATCATCGAGAGCATCTGGGTCGGTAAGCCAATGTGCAGTGTAGAGTAGCTGGGCTGTCTCAAGGATCATCTTGACTACGTGCTTATCACAATGAAACTCCGCGGCTTCGCGAGGATTCGTTGAGAGAACAAAGATGTTCATTGCGGAGTTGAAGCTTACATGCCAGTTTGAATTCATTTTTAGCATCTAAAAAGAGCCGACATCAGCAAGAAGACTATATCGTACGGCTGTTTTTTGACCATGAGTATACGGAGGAATATACGAATAGAGTTTAGTATGTACGTCGGAGTGTTGGTTACAATGAGCGTGCCGTGAAGCATGTATCTGCAGAGTGCCCGTATCCTGGCTTCCGACTCGTCTGTTTCGTTGAGGATCATTCGAAAAATGGTAATGTATGAACCTTTGGGAAGAGTGACGAACTGATCAGGCGTTGCATCAACAAACCCATTGTCGATAAACATTTGACAGAGTACATTCCATCGATGTCGTATACGCTCTTCGATATCTGCCGGGTCGGATGGCGGAGGTAATCGCTTGTACACTCGAAGTGCCCACATCTCGCGCAATCGTTTGCGAGTATCTGGACTCAGAGGAGTCCGTGTGTATGGATTGACCGGTTCAAGAGCACCTGCCATTATTTTCCAGATTGAGCCAAACTCAAACCACCATATCTTACCGTTTTCCTCAAATGAAAAATACTCGAAGGGATGAACACGTTCCTTTTCATTCGACGTTAATACATCGTCTTCGTTTGCAAGATTTTCGCGCGCTAAAACGCATGGTCCTGCAGTACGAAGATGATGTTGAACAAGCCATCTGCGGGCCAGGGATTGGCAACGTATGATCCTGAGGTCATCCACTCTTTCGTCTTTCCATTTCTTAATGATCTTTCCTTTAAGATGTGTACCGCACATATCCGAACCAAACACAACACCATGTGGACACTGGAGGGTTGGCTCCCGCTTACTCTTCACAGACGCACAGCGTACCATTACTTGGTTACGCGACGTTTCTTTAAAGTAAGGAAACGTGCGGACAAAACGGATTTAGGGTTAGGCTACAGTACTAGTATCACACCCAGTTACAATGTCCGTCACCGCAATCGTCAATGTCAGCAATCTCGACGTCAGCAAGGTCACCTTCGGCGATATCCGCACCAACAAGACTAATGGGAGCAAGAGCGTTCCCCTGAAGTACAACGGCCAGAATCTCCAGATGCGTATCCCGAAGATGCGGTATGGAATGGGCATTTCGATCAAGGAGACTGAGAACGGTACCAACTACTCACTGATGGCTAGCCTGCTCGGGTGCGACTCCTACGCGAAGGAGCGCGCCCCTGCGGAAGCCGGAGAGATCGGTCAGCTCTACAACTTCCTCAAGGACCTTGAGGAGCGCACGATCCGGACGGCTGTCGAGAAGTCGAAGCTCTGGTTCGGTCGTGAGCGCAAGGAGGACGTGCTTCGTGACAGCATGAAGTCGTTCATCTCTCCCAGCGTGGAGAAGGTCAATGGGGAGTGGGTGCCGAACGGAAAGTATCCGCCCAGCTTCCGCATGAAGGTTCCCGTCTACGATGGGAAGGTCAGCATGGAGGCCGTCGACACGGCGAACAAGCCGATTGCTCTGACCCCGGAGAATCTCGAGTCTGTGTTCCCGAAGCGCATGGAGGCCCGCTTTGTGGTCAGCCCGAGTATCTACGTTTCCGGACAGGGGTTTGGAGTGACGTGGCGAGTCTCGTATGCTCAGGTCTCTCCAGGGCAGCGCGTGACGGCAGCTCAGGTGTTCGACGCTGAGGAGGAGGAGGATGCGCCTGCTGAGTCGGAGGCTCCGGCTCCTGAGTCGTCGGCCGAGATTCAGGTTCCGACCGAGGAGGAGGAGGCTCCTGCAATGATTCGCGGGATGACGGGGGCTCCTGCGGTTGTGCTGCAGGCTGCTGCTCCGAAGAACCGCCGTCGTGTTGCGGCGGTGGTTTAAGACCGAGTAGGCTAAACACACGGGATCGCGCAGGTACGCGCGAGACGATCAAATCATCGTCAATAAAAATAATTTTCATTTTGTCCGGTAGGTCCAGCGGTGATGAAGATACACTTGTATGCGGAATGGGTTCCAATGAACGTTTTCCACATCGGTTACATGAGTACACTGTAGGAAGCTTGATAACCATCTCGGGCGTAAGAACACGAATCGGACCTGCCAAACAATGTTCAAGGACTTGCTTGGGTGTTGTCCATCCTTCAGCAAGGAATCGCTGAGTCGCGTTCTCGGAGAACAGGGACCAGAGACTGTCTTCCTGCCGCCACTTTTCCTCTTGTAGGAGAGTTGCAAATGGATCGTCTTGAAACCACAGGATCTTAAACTCCGAATGGTCAGACAGTGAATGTTCAACCAACCCAACTCTAGAGAAGTCTTCGTCGTAGAGCCAGTATACATTCGCATGAGTGAACGTCTCATCGCGCGTCCCTCGATAGACATCACGGTCATCCATTGTCCACAGATCAGACACAACGTCGATGTCTTGTTCGACGATGTCTCTGGATATATTTGTGTAGATCACACTTGGATCAAGAACAGACTGCATTAATCAAAGTTAACAATTACCTTTACGTCGTGATGACGCACAGCCTTTGTGGCTGAGCGAGATAGCTCATGTCTCTTGCGACGCTCACCCACTTCCTTGGGTTGAATAACGGTGGAACACGCCTCCATGTCGGCATGAATGTCATCGTAGTTTGTCTCAAGGTAATCAAGAACCCCGTCCTGAATCGCCCATTCGAAGAAGTTCAGTTGCCCCACCGTTGTGTCCAGTCCCTTAAACTGAATGCGCTTCCAACGGCAAAAGGGGTCGAACATCTTCTTGCTATAGGCCTTTAGGTGAGACTTGTAAGCAAGATACACGATCACATGACGGTTGCTGAACATGTAGGATACGTTGTGTTTCTTTGCGTAGTTCGTTACGAGCCAATCGATTAGACGTAAACTGATCTTGGACTCCCCCGCAAGGATACTGCGAATACGATCAAGGTTGGCAGGGACATCGTAGAAGGCACCTAGGCGAACAAGAACCCAGTGATCGCGGTTTTGGATTGATGTGATCGTGTCTGTCATTTGTATAAAGGCGGTATTCTTGCTTAAAGCTAGTTTATGTCAATACTACAAATGGAGTCTCCTAAAGTAGAGTTGAAAGAGGAAGAGTCTAAGAAGCTTTTTGCCGATGAGCTGGCTAAGTCTTCTTTTGCGAACGACATCCATGAGGTTGAGGGATGTGAGTCTTCGTACTCAACTGTCCCTGCCGAGCTGACAAAAATTGAAGAGCATCGCGAAATTCTCTCTAAGATCTGTGAGGATTTGTTTGGCGTGGCTCTTCGCCCCGCTACAAGCGAGGAGCTTCAGGCAGCCTTACTTGCCCACGCTAAGGTACAAAATGAACTTTCGGGTATCCAGCCAACTGAAGACAATGGAGTATCCCCTGGCCGAAGCACTGAGTGTGTGGTTGATGGAGAACAGACCTCTCACACACCTAAATATTCGAATTCGCCAGTTTGTTCTGTTCTGCCAGACATTGACGAAATTGTCATACCGACAGCTGAAGGAGGAGGCGATGAGGACAGTCGAGTTCCTCATGAAGAATGAACTAGGACGAGTATGGAAACGGGACAGGTGCTTTGAACGTACCATTCGTCTTTACGGCAACCAAGATCAGCGGACGGATGCTTGGTTGTCTAAGCGCGGTAGCATGATCACTGCCTCAGAGGTAACGAAGGTTTGGACAACTCCTGCGAGCCGCCTCGAGTTGATGACGAACAAGCTCGATCCACCTCCTCGAAATACTGGAGCAAACCCCATTGCTCCATTGATTTGGGGAACTCGTTTTGAGGCTGTGGCCAAACGGATCTTCGAAGAGACAACGAACTGTAAGGTGATCGATGTAGGCTGTTGTACCCATCCTGTCCATTCGTTTCTCGGAGCATCACCCGATGGACTGATTGTGCCGAACGACGACACGGACCGCATGCGGTATGGACGCTTGGTCGAGTTCAAGTGCCCAATGTCTCGCAAGGAGACGCCTGGGATTCCAGATGCCTACATAAACCAGATGCAGATGCAGATGGAGTGTACGGGCGTTGACGAGTGCGAATATGTTGAGTATCGCTTCAAGCAGGTTTTCTTTACAGAGTGGGATACAGCTACGCAGCAAAAGGGTTGTTTCGCAGTGGATGAGAAGGAGAAGGTTATCTACAAGCCCGACGATGTAACACTTGATGACTGGCGCGCCGGTCTTGACGAGACATATCAGTACATTTATTGGATTCTGACAGGAGTGAAGAAGGACTTCGTTCCCTGGGATCCCAACTGGTTACCTAGTCATAGTGCTGATCTGAAGGCGTTCTGGGACGAAGTCGTTCGTCACCGCGCGGAGGGAACCAAGCCCCAGCCATTGCCATCTAAAGTGATGATGATTGATTTATAAAAATGATCGTTACGAAAGAGGATGTTAAAGCAATCGACTTTGCTCCTATACAGCCACTCCACACAAACACTGATCTGTTCTGGAATGATATCCACAATGTTCCAGGAGACCAGCACTATAAGTTGCTAGGATATTTGTCCACCCTCTTCAAGGGACGTGATATTTTTGATATCGGAACACACCGTGGGGCATCTGCATTGGCTCTTGCGCATAATCCAGAGAATACCGTGTATTCATTTGACGTCATTCATGAGTACAGGATGCCACAGATCAAGAACGTCAACTATGTTCTGGAGGATCTGTGGAGCCCCGATATACTTGCAAAGTGGGAGGATCGCCTGCTGAAGTCCGCATTCATCTTTTTAGATATCGATCCGCACGAGGGAACGCGCGAGTACGATTTCTATCAATGGCTCAAGTGGAAGAAGTACCAGGGGTTTCTCGTGTTAGATGATATCTGGCATTTCCAGGCCATGCGAGATAATCTGTGGTATAAAATTCCTATTGAGGACAAGATGGACGTAACTGACATGGGCCACTGGTCTGGAACAGGCATTGTGCAGTTTACCTCGAGCACAGTACGTATACGCTCGGCAATCCTTATAGGGGTTTAAACTTTCGAAAACCTCTTAATGAAATGACGACCTTTGTCACAGCTTTTATTGACCTAAAAGAACCCAGGCAAGGTGTTAGATCGCCTGATACATACATTGCGAAATTCCAACAGCTTGCTGATACAGGAATTAATCTCCATCTGTTCGTCAGTCAATCGTTCTGCAACAGCATTCCTGAACGACACAATATTCACACGACAGTGATTGAACTTGAAGACCTGGATACGTTTAAGGAACTTGCTGGATTGAATCCAGCCCTCCCTTCTGTCAGGTCACATGACAAGGATACGCGGGCCTATCTTACACTGATGAACTCAAAGACGGAGTTTGTTCGTAGGGCGATGGATAAGAATCCATTCAACACCGATGGCTTTGCGTGGATTGACTTTGGTATTTTTCATATGCTTCATGATTCAGTCGAGCAGTTGAAACATATCAGCAAGATCATACCAGGGAATGACCTATACATTCCAGGATGCTGGGAACGTGGCTATCCTCTTTTTTCACATGTGTTTTGGCGTTTCTGTGGATCTTTCTTCATAGGAAACCGCCAGGCAATGCTGACGTTTGATTCCTTCCATCGGACCATGTTTCGAAAGACAGTGATTGAAAAAAACGTGTTATCATGGGAAGTCAACATGTGGGCATTCTATGAGATGGAAGGGTGGACTCCCGTTTGGTACTTGGCCAATCACAATGACACACTGTTGCTTCTACCTGAAACGTTTAAAGATGTCTGAGCTGTGATCATATATGTCCAAAAGCTGGACGGTTGTTACAGGCGTATTTGACTTGTCTCAACGGGACGATGCAGTCGATGTTATTAAAGAGCGAAACAGCCAACATTTCCTGAAGCACGCGGGGTCTACGTTGGAACTTGATCAGAACATGGTGATTTTTTGCGAGCCGAAGAATCTGGATGATCTGAAATCAAAACGCCCCGAACACCTTGCCAAAAAGACACGGTATATTGTTATGGAGTTCTCTGAGTTCCCCATGTATGTTCATCTTGATAAGATCAAGGATAACCGACGTGTTCGATCACAGTATGATCATAATCGATGCTGTCCGTCCTATTACTTACTTTGCATGGCAAGGTATTCGATGCTCAAGAAGGTGATTGCAGAGAACCCATTTGAATCCACCCACTTTGCATGGCTGAACATTTGTATTGAACGAATGGGTCCATCCAATGTAAAGTACCTACCTGATGTATTTGCGAGCTTCCGTGACAAGTTCTCCACCTGCTATATCGATTACATTCGTAAAGAGGAGTTCCCCGAAGTGATTGATTACGGGCGGTGTTCAATGTGTAGTGGGTTCTTCACAGGAAACGCCCATTACATGAAGACGTTCTGTGACAAGATCGAAGAGAAGTTTCTCTACTATCTCGAGAGAGGGTATGGTCATGCAGACGAACAGTTGTATAGCCCTATTTACTTCGAGAACCCCGAGCTCTTCGAGGTATATTACGGTGATTACACGGAGATGATTACAAACTATCACTGGATCCGTGAGCGTCCTAGTGAGCCTCTTCGTCTGATCATTCGAGGTAGTTTTGGGGCTGGGGATTTCGTATCATGCCGTCCAGCATGTGAGACGTTATGGGTGTCCTTCAAGAAGGGGTATGCGCAACTTCAAGAATGGGAAGTCCTTCATCTGATTGCAATGTATCGCAAGTGTCTTGAGAATCTTGGTTTACCGCCTGAACTTCCATGAGCATGGGCACCAAGACCGCCTGGTCTTTGTTGCACCAAACTTTTTATTCCACTCGGCGATTGTAAAGTTATTGCCCATGCTCGTATTACAGCGACTACAGATCGGAATCAGATTATCAATGTTTGTTTTACCACCCTTGCTCTCGGGGATATTATGACCACACTGGTAATCAAACACATTGATCTTGTTCGTACACCACACTACTTTACATCTCGACTCAAACTGGGGACCGATGTATAGTAGCCATACCTGTTCTCGAAGTGCTTTTGGGATAGTTGCCTTCATATATTTCATTATGAACTAGTCCGTAAGCGAAAAAAACACATTGAGTAACAATGGGCAATAAGCCATCTGTATACTTATGGAAAGGTCATGCAATCGATTTATGCGATGGATCGAATAACCTAATGCTTGAAGATGTTCCGCCGGGAAGTATCGTAGTCCAATCGGGACAATGTGGATTTCTGAACTTTATTAACTTAGGCGGTGTACACTTAACAATGTCTGAAAACGAACCTGTATTCTTCAACCCTATGAAAAACCAAAAACAAATCGAAGAACTTCTCAGAATTGACGAAGTTCCAGTTATCTCATTGCACACCGCTGGAGATCCTCATAAACTTGTTATGTCAGTTGTTTACCTCTATAACTTTTCAAAACGTATCGACGGGATATGGAAACTGCCATCAGCTGGAGTACAGAGAATAGAAGGTAAGGACGATAATACTATAGAACAGTTTCACGACTTTAATCTTGGAGATTTGCCGATAACTCTGTTCGCATCAACATATAGGAAATCAGTTTTCCCAACCGAAGAGACGATACAAACACATTTAACTCAGAAATTTGGAAAACCGACGATGACAGAGGACGACTTGCAATCGCTCAAATACGATGAGATTTTTACTACGCGCTTTACCCAAATTATCAAGAGATTTCCCGGAATTCATTATAACTTATTATGTAGAAGACCTCCCAATCCCAATTGTGGAAAATCCACACAGATGCGTCGTTTAGAGTCTCGTTCTCGTCTCTCCGAGATCTCGCCGTCCCTTGAGCGCCTAGTACAGTTATATATTTTTTACAGAAATAGGCCCCATCTTGCCTTGCATACCGAAATGAATCATCTCTCAAACACCGAATTTAAGTTTCTATTCGAGAGACTAGTAGAAGACGAAACTGCTCGTTCGTGTAATAAACATGACAGCGATTTGATATCGATATCTGACCCGAGAATGGGTCTTGTACAGATAGTGATGAAAATGGTCAGACAATCACAAAATCCAAAAGAGCTAGAACCAGAATACAAAAAGGCAATCTCGATGTGCTTTCCGAGGATGACGCAGGAAGGAATCGACAAACAATGGGATATGTTGATTGGACAGGTATTAAGTGGGGGTAAGCGAAAAAATACTCGTCGTCGCCGTCGTAGTCGCCGTGCTAAGTCATATAACTCTTGAACTGGTTGACCTGAAAGATTGTCTCCTTACCCTTCACCGGTTCCATGTCAAACGGAGCAGGGTCTATGTGATTGGTTGTCTGGCGATACGATGAGTTCTCATTTGCCACAGTCACCTCTACACTCTTCTTATCAAGAAACTCGGGTTGAAACTTCTCTGTGAAAAAGGTCTTCCACGCAAACCATACGGCTACAAGAGATGCCACAAACATCAAGGCAGACTGAACAAACTTCATTGTTCAAAGGGTGGAAAAAAACGAATCCTCTTATCTGTAAGAAAGGGAAGTCACAATGGAGGAATTAGCTCTTAAGACTCTTCGCACAATGCTTGGATACCGCCACCTTCCCACTGAAACCCAGCACATCGTCATCGAGAACGAGAAGAAGATGGAACGCGTGACCGCCTACACGATCGGTGCTGTATTTGTGTGCTTCAGTCAGAAGGACAAGGTCCTCGCAAACGACATCGAGACCATCGTTGCGTATGCTAACAACAATAACTTCAAGGCGGGAGTTATCATTGTAGCCATGTCTCCGCCTTCGGAGAATGTTCTGCGGGTAGTCAAGTCGCATGCCAAGAACCGCGTACAGTTCTGGCACATCTCCCAGCTTCAGTTTGATATCACGACACATCGCATGGCGATGCCCCATCGTATTCTCGGTGATGAGGAGAAGGGACAAGTATTGGAGCGTTACAAGATCTCAGATGCCGCGAATCAGCTGCCGTGGATTGATTCGCAGGATGCGATGGCCAAGTGGATCGGTGCTATTCCTGGAGACGTGATCGAAGTGGTCCGTCACTCAGATAGTGCGGGCCGGAGTTTCTACTATCGGTACTGTGTCGAGGATGTAAATGTCGCTCAGTAATAATGGATGCATTGGAGCAACAGTATGCGACCAAATACGCGGCATACGAACAGTTGATTCGTCAAGGAGATCCGACTACGCTACCCCAGGTTCAACAGTTAAACACCGAGCTTTCCGGCATTCTTTCAAGTATGCTCACAGAACTCGGTCAGGTCCGGACAAGCGCAGGCTTGATTGGATCATACCGCGACGACCTGAACGCGAAACTCATAGGTATTCAGAATGACTATAACGCAATCAAGTCGAGTGCCGATCAACTCCAGACACTTCAGAACATTCGTCAACACCAAGATGCGAAGGTTGACAATGCATTCTTTTGGTATTCCATCTCGTTAGCAATTGCCGGATGTATGTTCTTTTTACTCTACATCTACAAGCTTGCCGCGAGCCCTGCGACAATACCAAGTGCGACCACAATGCCGACCTTCACAAATAACGGCGTATAGTTGATGGGAGGCGGAGGATGTGTTTCCATCATCATTTTTGTCTGCTCATACTGATCTTGTAACTGAGGAACCTGATTCGCGAGGGCGTGTGCTCTAGTATGGGACACTGCGAGTTGAGGGTTGGTAGTATTGACATTACTCACAAAATCCTGAATATATGTCGTTCCGCTGTCATATACCGATTGCTGATCCGCAATAATTTGCTGAGCATTTGCGAGAGCTGCTTCATACAGAGCCTTTGCTGTGGTGTCCCCAGTTACGCGGTATTTTGCGTAGTTTTCTTGATAGACAGCCAGCTGATCTTCGAGTAGACCCATTATCTTCTCTTTAGATAAACAAAATGCCCACATCACCCTTCATGCCTGTAAATCCTCCTGCCCGCAAGGCCATGGTTGCCGATACGTCTGATTACACCCGTTATCTGCGCATGAGTGCCACCCTGTCACCGTACATTAATAAAGGAACATCCCCCGTCCCGAATGCTCTGGGATGGAGAAGCCAGCAAGCCAATCTCGATGCCCGGCTGATTGCCCCGGTCTTTGGAACACACAGGGCTTTTATTCCCAATGCTAAGTAATGAGCTGTCCGGCAGATTTTGATCAACATAATGTAAGCTGTATCGCACGGTGTCCGGCCGGGTTCAAGTATGCTCAGTCAACCGGATCCCCGAGACAAGACCAGTGTGTCCTTTTCACAGACAATTCAAAGACATTCAGTTTGAATTCTCTGCCAACGTCATCCGAGCTATCCACGTTTGAGACAGAGAGAACACGCGTGTCCGCCGCGGCCGCCTCGATTCAATCCATGGCACCGTATGAAGATAACGCCAAGTCGGTTGTCGATCAGGTTTCAACGATTAGATCACAGTATGCGGGCTTTCAGGCCGAGACGGATGCGGGTGCGCAAATCAAAGAAGTATCTGATAGCATTGACCGTGCCCGTCCTGTTGTAGCGCCTATTGATATTGATACGGTAAGACAGCAAATTCTGAACCCCTCAAATATGGATGTCATTCAGACGGCCTTGTTTACGATCCTATTGGCATTCGTCGTCTTGCTTGTCTTACCGTTTGATTATGCTCAAGGTCCGGTACTTCTAGTACTGTGTGTCGGAATGGCTGCGGGAATCTATCTATCCAATAGATAATGGGGAATTGTCCATCTGAATTTGTCGTTTCGCCCAGCGGGTTTGGATGTGTAATGCCATGCCCAACACAGACAGGATTCGAGATAACGGCAACCAACGGTATCTACGCATGTACATATGCCACGGACCCAACGATCAAGGTTGCTCTGGATGTAGCTCCAATCTACTCGGCTCAGTCAGGAGGGCCAGAGGGCATCGTACCCTATGCAACTCTATCGAATGCAAGTGTATACGCTGGCATTTTTACAAAGTTTAATGCCGACATGGCAATCGCTCAAGGAAAAGTGGATAAAGAGCAACAAGTCGCAACAGCATTTGCGAACCTTCAGGCAGCAGAGAATGTTCGCGATCAGAATCCTGATGCGTATGAAACTGCCCGCATTGCGTATTATACCCTGACGCAGGGTGAAACGTGGCTGGCCACTGAACAGCAGCGCGTTGCAAACACGGAAGCGCAGCCCGTTGTAGATAGCTACCAGCAGCAGTATTCGAACCTCGTGAACCGCACCAATGAACAGCAGCAAACGATCGATGCCGTAAACGGTATCAAGGATAACCTGATCAGTGTTCAAGATGATATGCAGTTCTCGATTGCCACGTTCCAGAAACAGATCGATGAGATCACGAATAAGATTCAGTTGGACAAGAAGCAGAAGGTCGTCGAAACACAGTCAATGACTGCGTGGTATGATTTAATTCTCAATGTTCTCATCATCCTCGTCGCATGTGTGTCGATCTTCTACGTTGCTCGTCGCGTTATTCAAACGACCTCTATAACCCCTAGAACAGTGTAATGGAGATTACAGACCCTCGTATGGTAACTGACTTTCAAAAAACTACATTCTGTGGACATCCACGATCTCACGTGACAAAGGTTCTCCTTCAGAACGTGCAATTGGGTCATGCAGATTACGCATGTTACTGGGCTCTTGAACTGTTATGCTCGGGTCTTGTTCACAGTCTCTGGGCAAGTTTCTTTGATGCCGCGGCTCTCCATATCAATCGTGCGAACCCTAATGTGTTCATCTACCTTGCCGAGGCATATGAAAAGTATGCTCCGGTCGAAAGTGCCTACACCATTGGAAACATGACATCCATTCGTAACCATCCGGACGTCCGCCGTATGATCTGCGAGGTCGCGGCAACCCTTTCGCTCTGCCGAAAGAACAAGCTTCCTAGCTTGCCTACGATCAAACCGCAACATGACTTCGATCCCGTGACAATTCAAGAGTCCCTGAAGGCACCGTCGCGTATCTTCGGAGGACTCGTCATGCGTCAGAATGATCCCATCATGGCAGCCGTACCGTTGAATGAGTTCGTCTACTGCCTTCGTCAGGATGTTCGAGATGTCACGCGAGCCTTGTATTGGATGGCATGGGTATATGCCTTTTGCCGCGAACACAAGAAGCAACACAAGACTCCGCTTGCTTTTGCTGGGAGATTCGATGAGTTCGTCTCCGAGGCACACAGTACTCATCCTGTATGGATCTTCTGGGATGCCGTTAGGAAGCAAACACAACCTCATGCCCGCAGTGTGATCGAGGTTCTGTATAAGATGTACTGTCTACGTTGGTCTCCTGCCGAAGCCAAAACGAAGCAACACTTATTGCTGGCCGCAATCGTCATCGTGTGTGAGGGAGCTACGTTTGATGCTACGGTTGTATCAGGAAACACTCTTGCTGTATCCAATGTCCTTCAAGGAATGCCCGGTTGGATCGATGCGATTGTGAGAATGCAAAAGAGTTTCGCATCGTAGGTATAAAATGACTTCCAGGTTTATTCATGTTCTCATGGTGACTCTGATCTTCTTCATTGTGTCGAATCCGATGGTGTACAAGCTGACGGATAAGCTTGTTGGTTCGCTCACTGGACCGCTCGCGTATGGTTCTGGATGCCCGACAACGTTGGGTCTGCTGGTCCACTCAGCCGTATTTGCCGGAGCAATCTGGTCTTTACATTAAACAATGCGTCGATACAGACAGATTGTTCACGCAAACGCATATGCGAGGACAAGCGCTTCATCTGGACCTCCACCACCGCCACCACCTTCCGGTACTCCAATCACTCTTTCGTTTCTTGGCGGAACATCGAACATCTATGTAGTTCAATATAGCTCAATAGGGAACCCGGTTTGGGCTACCAACCTTGGATATACTTCGGGAACTGTATTTTTCAATTCAATCACGACAGATTCATCGTCAAACGTATACGCTGCCGGCTATTATACATCAAACCTTGTGGCATATAATTCGAATGGCACACCATTTGCGACCACACTAACTAACCCAAATACATGGGCGACTTCATTCCTTGTGAAGTACGACTCGAATAGAAACGTTCAATTCTTCTTTAATTCTCTCACGAAAGTGCAGTCGACCGCGATAGCACTCACTCTAAATTCTATGGCGGTTGATACCAATGGTAACGTAAATGGCACTGGCACGTATGCAGGAACAACTACGTATTATAGTCAAAATGGAGCAACAAGTAGCTGGACTACAATTGGTGGTATCGATTGGCACACTGTACAATACTCACCTGCTGGAAATCTCAATTGGAAAGCAAGAGCGGGCGGCGGGCTCACTGACTACGGTGTCGGATTGGTTGTAGATTCTTCCAATAATGTCATTGCGGTCGGATACTCGCCACAGATCACGTTTTTTGATGCATTGGGTGTATCCTATGTATCTTTTGCTTCTACGCCATCAAATATGGCATATGTTGTTCAATATTCGTCTACCGGTTCGTTGAATTGGGCTGCTCGAATGGGAACAGGTGGGGTAACATCGTCGCCGTCGTCAGCGACTGGCGTTTGCGTCGATTCGTCCAATAACATAACTGTAGTTGGAACATTTACCTACGATTCTGTGAGTAACTTTGTGGCGTCCAATGGATCGACACCATCTGTCAGTGGGACTGCTTTTGGTACGACACTGATTGCTCCTTCGTCTTCATCTTTTATTGTTCGGTATTCTTCGGCAGGATCTGTTAACTGGCTGACGTACATTTCTGGTCTATCTTCACCGAGAATCGCAAGAGATTCTTCGAATAACATATATGTTGTAGGGGTTTCAACAGTATCAGTTACCTTTTATAACGCAGGATCCACATCGAGTGTAGCAACGTATAGCTTTTCAGGTACGAGCAACGTAGTACTGACCAAGTATACTTCATCCGGAGCGTTTCAATGGTACTGTGTACTTACAAGCAATGCGAATACTCCTGCTGTTGTAGTTGACTCAAGTAACAACATAACTGTAAGCGGACTGTTTACGGGTACCCTAACTGCATATACTTCAAATGCGTCTGCGTATAGCAATACGCTAACCGACACTGTTGGTAATTCAAGGTTCCTTGTTCAGTTTTCTTCGGGAGGATCGGTGAACTGGGTTGCTCAATCTACCGGCGCCGTTAATATTCTTGGTACTTTTACAGGTAGCGAAAGTATTGATTCAGGAAACAATATCCTTGTTGCAGGTAATTATCAAACAAGCAACATCACGTTCAACCCTCATGCCTAAAACGGAAACACTTCTGCTACAGAACAGAGTCTACATCCAAGAATGTTTACTCCTAGCATCGCCGCTTCCAAGGTCGCCGGACTCATCGGACTCAACCACTTTCAACATGAGACGACCATTATGTTCGATCTCATGATGAGGGACCCTACACTCAAGTCTAAGATCCAAGCCATCATGACCGCTAACAAGCGCGTTTCCCTGTCCAAGCTGAAGCAGGATATCGTCAACGACCCAGACATTTCTGGACTCGTGAACGCTGCCGTTCGTGAGACCGAGGGGCTTAAGGACATCACACCGGTCCTTGACGCAGTCATGGATCGTGCCCGCACGGTTCTCAGTCTGCGCCACTCGGATATTTCTCCCGTGGTGCGAGAGATTCTGGTGGACGAGGTACGTGGTGCCGTTCGCTGCCGTCGTGGGAACAACAATGAGAACGCTGCTCTTGACATGTACGAGCTCGTGAACGGCGTCAAGGTCCAGGATCGCAACACGAAGTCGTTCAAGAAGGTCTACGATGGTTTCGAGATCAATGGACGGACGGATGGCTTTGTTGCCGAGCACAATCGTATCGTGGACGCAAAGGAGCGGACACGCAAGTTCCCAAAGGTGCCCATCTACGATGAGGTTCAGCTCCGTGTCTACATGGAGCTTTCCGGGGCGACCGAGTCTGAGCTTGTAGAGACCTTCCCCGATCGCAGTCGCCGTGAGACTAAGTTTGTTAATGACCCATCAAAGTGGTCGGTGATCCATGATGGAATTGCGAGGGCAGTGACAACCATGCGCGACACGATCGCCAATGAGGAGAAGCTCCGCGATCTGGTTTTCGCAAATAGCGTGTAATCACAGTATGGAGATCACTGTTACGGAGACGACCCCTACAATGAAGGGCACAACCTACGAAACCCGATATTTATACACCGGGTTTGGTAGAGTGAACGAGCACGAGAAGACTCTCGAAGTCCTTCAGAAGAAGGACGGCAAGATCATATTTTTTACACGCCCATTTATGTTACATGTTCTGTCGAGAGTCTATCATGTAGAGCTTGCAAGAGTTACGATCTATTCAAGCAATCCTCGTATGTGGTCTGAAGAAGTGGACGGCGTCACCTTCTTCATGCAACCGAGCAACTAGGCCCACAGTTCTTCACTACAGCCTTGGCCCTCGCAACCATGGGGTTCGACGAGGCATGGACGACGGCGGTGTATACGTGGGGCAGAACATTCGCAATAAAGAACAGTGCGGACTGCTTCTCCGTGGGTGTGAGAGCCTGCTTCTCAACGACATACTCCAGGGTATCCTGGGCAAGCTTGATCCTCTGAGGGACGTCCAGTGCCTCAATAGACTCGAGCTCGGCAGCAATGATCAGGATAGCCGGAACGGGCTGAGTCCAGTTGATCGTAGGCAGGATCAGGGAGGCGAGCTCCTTTGACTGAACAGAATAAAGCACTGGTCCAGTGGATCCAGTGGGTCCGCTAGGTCCGG